AGCATTCATGAAAAAAGAAACTGCGGATTATTCTGCAATCACAACATGGGGCGTGTTCCATTTAAATGAGGACTCGGGTCCACAATTAATTTTACTAGATGCGAGGAAAGAGCGTTTGGAGTTTCCAGAATTAAGGCGCCTGGCCCACGAACAATATATGTATTGGCAACCTGAAACAGTTCTTGTTGAAGCGAAAGCATCAGGACTTCCATTAACATATGAACTTCGCAGTATGGGTATACCCGTTGTTAATTTTTCACCATCTAAAGGTAATGATAAACATGCACGAGTGAATGCTGTTGCACCTCTATTTGAATCTGGAATGATATGGGCACCTAAGTCTAAACAGTTTGCACAAGAGGTTATTGAGGAATGTGCATCTTTTCCATATGGAGATCATGACGATTTAGTAGATTCTATGACACAAGCGGTTATGAGATTTAGACAAGGTGGCTTGATTTCTCATCCAGAAGACTATAGAGATGAGGAACTTCCAAGAACAGAGAGAAGCTATTACTAATGAAAAAATTAACAAGAACAATACCACCTTTAAGAGGACCTAACCCACAAGGGTTGAATGTTCCAAATAAAAAGGTTATAGTAACAAATTCAGGAAAATTAAATGGCAACTATAGACAAAGCACTTCCAAACGAAGTTAGAAAAACTATTGAGATTGAGGGGCCAGAAGCTTCAATAGAACAAACTATCGAAACTCAAGAACAGATTCCTTCTCAAGGAGATACTGAAATTACACCAACAGAAGATGGTGGTGTTGAAATTAATTTTGAACCAGCAGCTTTTAATCAAGAACAAACTCCAGATCATTTTGCAAATTTAGCAGAACTATTACCAGAAGAAGTTTTAATGCCATTGGGTTCAGAACTTTTTCAAAACTATGAAGAATATAGATCTTCACGTCAAGATTGGGAAACTGCTTATACAGACGGTTTAGATTTATTAGGATTTAAATATGAAAGAAGAACAGAACCTTTTAGAGGAGCAAGTGGTGCAACACATCCAGTTCTTGCAGAAGCAGTTACACAATTTCAAGCTTTAGCTTACAAAGAATTATTACCAGCAGACGGACCTGTTAGAACTCAAGTTATTGGATTAAACGATAGACAAAAAGAAGATCAAGCAAATAGAGTTAAAGATTTTATGAATTATCAAATCATGGATATCATGAAAGAGTATGAACCTGAATTTGATCAGATGTTATTTTATTTACCACTATCAGGATCAACATTTAAAAAAGTTTATTATGATTCTTTACTTGGAAGAGCAGTTTCAAAATTTGTACCTGCCGATGATTTAATAGTTCCTTATTCAGCAACATCATTAGATGATGCAGATGCGATAATGCATGTTATTAAAACAACTGAAAACGATTTAAGAAAACAACAAGTTAATGGTTTCTATAGAGATATAGAATTATCTCCTTCAATGGATAACGTAGATAATCAATTAAAAGCCAAAGAGAGAGAATTAGAAGGAATTAGAAAAGAAAAAAATAATGACATCTTTACTTTAATAGAATGTCATGTAAATTTAGATATCGAGGGCTTTGAAGATCGCGATCCCAACGGGGAAATAACTGGAATTAAACTTCCTTACATAGTGACGATAGAAGAAGGCTCTCGTGAAATTTTATCGATTCGTAGAAATTACAATATTGGAGATCCTAAAAAGGAAAAAATTCAATATTTCGTTCACTTTAAATTTTTACCAGGACTTGGATTCTATGGCTTTGGATTAATCCATATGATTGGTGGATTGTCTCGTACTGCAACATCAGCTTTAAGACAATTACTGGATGCTGGAACATTATCTAATTTACCATCAGGATTTAAACAAAGAGGTATTCGTGTCAGAGATGATGCACAACCAATTCAACCTGGAGAGTTTAGAGATGTAGATGCGCCTGGAGGAAACTTAAGAGATGCATTTATGCCTTTACCATTTAAAGAACCGTCACAAACTTTATTACAATTAATGGGGGTCGTGGTTCAAGCAGGTCAGCGTTTTGCTTCGATTGCTGACATACAAATAGGGGATGGGAATCAGCAAGCAGCAGTGGGCACGACCGTGGCTTTGCTGGAACGAGGCAGCAGAACAATGTCTGCAATTCACAAAAGATTGTATGCTTCAATGAAACAAGAATTTAAATTATTGTCTAGAGTGTTTGCACTCTACTTACCTCCAGAATATCCTTATGATGTTGTAGGTGGACAAAGAACAATTAAACAAACGGACTTTGATGACAGAGTAGATATTGTTCCAGTTGCTGATCCAAATATATTTTCACAAACTCAAAGAATTAGTTTAGCACAAACTCAATTACAACTTGCTCAATCTAATCCACAAATTCATAATTTATATGAAGCTTACAGAAAAATGTATGAAGCTTTAGGTGTTAGAGATATTGATAAAATTTTAAATGTACCTCAACCACCAATGCCAAAAGATCCTGCATTAGAACATATTGATTCTTTATCAGGACAACCGTTCCAAGCATTTAGAGGACAGGACCATAGAGCTCATATCACTTCACATTTAAATTTCATGTCTACAAACATGGCAAGAAATAATCCAGTTATCATGGGTGCATTAGAAAAAAATATTTTTGAACATATTTCTTTGATGGCTTTAGAACAAGTTGAAATAGAATTCACAACTCAACTACAACAACTTCAACAATTATCTCAAGATCCGATGGCTGCACAAGATCCTCAAATGCAAATGCAAGTTCAACAACTACAAATGCAAATTGAATCTAGAAAAGCAATATTGATTGCTGAAATGATGGATGAATTTATGAAGGAAGAGCAAAGAATTACATCACAATTTGATAATGATCCTATTGCTAAATTAAAATCACGTGAATTAGATCTTCAGGCTCAAGAAAATGCTAGAAAATCTAAAGAAGGACAAGAGAAAATCAACCTTGATAAGATGAGAGCCATGATGAATCAGATGAATACACAAGAAAAACTACAACAAAATGAAGATTTAGCTGAATTAAGGGCTGCAACTTCAATTGCAAAACAGCAATTTTCTGATATGAACAAGAAAATACAATAATTATTGTATAAAAATATAAAAGGAGTATATTATAGCTATGAAAATGGATCCAAAACAAAAAAAGATTGGTAAAGTAATGAGAGAGTTCAAAAAAGGTGAACTTAACATTGGTCAATCAAAAGAAAAAGTAAAAAACCCTAAACAAGCAATTGCAATTGCTTTGTCTGAAGCAGGAATGTCTAGAAAAAAAATGGCAATGGGTGGTTCAGTAAATAATAATTTATCATCAGAGAGATCTATGTATGGAAATCAAGTAGATTTTGCACAATTCACAAATCCAGATGGAACTTTAAAAGGTGGAATTGATGTAGAAGTTTCTAATCCACAAGAAACACAAGTAGAACCAGTTGGTGGACAAAGAAGAATGCTTCCGGAGAAAAAAAGATCAGCAAAGTGGTACTAAGCCATGATTCAAATGTTAGGAGCTGTTGCACCTTTAGCTAAAATTTTATTTAGTACAATTGAAAAATCTGTTCCTGATAAAGATCTTCAAGAAAAATTAAAAGCACAATTACAAACACAATTACTACAATCTAATACAGCAGAATTACAAGCTGCAGCAAAAATAGTTGAGGCAGAGGCCAAAGCGGGCTGGTTCGCATCGAGCTGGAGGCCCCTGTTAATGTATGTACTAATCTTTATCTTGGTCTGGAATTATGTTATAGGACCAGTTATAAAAGTATTCACAGGTGCAGTCATTTCCTTTGAATTACCTGGCGACGTTTGGACATTATTAAACGTTGGTTTGGGCGGTTACGTCGTAGGACGAAGTGCGGAATCTGTTGCTAGAACAATGGCAAACAGACCTGTAAATAAACAACAAGAAAACGGATAGGATATAAAATGAGAAACGATTATAAAATAAGACCTAGAATGGGTTTTAAAGAAGGTAGTTTTCCAGATTTAAATAAAGATGGAAAAGTTACTCAAGCTGACATTTTAAAAGGCAGAGGAGTTTTTAAAAAAGGTGGCATGATGAAAAAGGCAGACATGATGACTAAAGATATGCCAATGAAGAAAAAAGGCAAAATGATGAAGGGTAAAAGATAATTCATGCCTAAAGAAAAAAATCCTTTTGCAAAACTGTCTAAAGCAGATTTGACGGGAGAAGAAAAAACAGAAAAGTTTAAAGAGTTAGCTAGAGCTCTTAGAGACAAAACTTCAGATGAACCTAGAAGTAATGTTGGTCAGTATGATGAATCTAAATATAATCCAAGAAGAAAAAAATTCATTGAAATGGCTAGAAGAAGAGGATTAACAAGTGCAGCAGATATGGAAAAGGCAGAAGGTATTAAAAAAGCTGCAAGAAGAGCTGCTTATGCAGCTAAAAAAGGTTTAACGACAGGTTTAAAAGCAGTGCCAGGTATTGGAACTGCTATGGCAATTTTAGAACCAACTGAACTAGGCGCAGCAGAACGTCCTTTATCTGATGAACAGATGTCTGAAATAAATCAAATGGAAGAATATAAAAAAGGTGGAAGAGTTAAAAAAGCAAAAGGCGGATTAATGAGAGGAATGCCAAAAATTGCAAAGAGAGGTTGGAAGTAATGGCTAAACTTTGTCCAAGAGGAAAAGCTGCAGCAAAAGCAAAATTTAAAGTATACCCAAGTGCGTATGCTAATATGTATGCTTCTGCGGTTTGTTCTGGAAAAATAGTTCCAGGTGGAAGAAAAAAGAAAATGGGTGGTGGAAGTCTTTCACAAGAGAGAAAAATGGTTTCTAATTATAAACAAGGCGGCGTTGCAAAAGGTTGTGGCGGTGTAATGGAAAACAGAAGAAAAAAAACTAAAAAATATTAATATGGGTTTACGTAAGTGGGTTCAAGAAAATTGGGTTGATATCGCAAATAGAAAATCCGATGGATCTTATCCTAAATGTGGTAGAAGCGGTGGAGAGAAAAGAAAAAACTATCCAAAGTGTGTACCCATTGCAAAAGCTAGAGCCATGAGTAAAGGTCAAAGAGCATCAGCTGTTAAAAGAAAACAACAAGCTGGAAACACAGGACCTAAACCATCCAACGTTCCAACATTCACAAGAAAAAAAATGGGCGGTGGAGGATTAGCATAATGCCAAGTGAAGTTTATAAACAATTTTATAAAGATTTAGATAAGGCTGCAAAAGAAGCAGAGGAAAAACAAAAGAAATTTAGAGAAGAAGAAAAGAAATTAGATGAAAATTATAAAAAAGTAAGACAAGAAGAAAGTGATGCTGAAAAATATGCTATATTATTTCCAGAAGATTCAACACGAGAATACAATCCAGTTGAACATTATAAAAAAGGTGGATTAGTAGGTAGAGGACAAGGTAGAACTATTAAAACTAAAAAAACAAAAATGTATTAATATGCCAAGAGGAACATGTTGGAGAGGATATGAACAAAAAGGTTTTAAGAAAAAAGGCAATCGATCAGTACCAAATTGTGTAGCAATTGGCAAAAAGAAAAAGAAAAAATAATGGCTGATATTTCATTAAGAGGACAAGGTAGAGTTATGATGGCATCAGGTGGAAGAACTCCTGCATGGCAAAGAAAAGAAGGCAAAGACCCATCAGGCGGATTAAATAGAAAAGGTATTGCATCTTATAGAGCCGCGAATCCTGGATCTAAATTATCTATGGCAGTTACAACAAAACCATCAAAATTAAAACCAGGTTCTAAATCTGCTAAAAGAAGAAAATCGTTCTGTGCCAGAATGTCTGGAATGAAGAAAAGATTAACCTCTGCAAAAACTGCAAGAGATCCGAATTCAAGAATTAATAAGTCTCTACGTAAGTGGAACTGTTAATATAACCAACAGGAGAAAGAACATGGAAGATACAATAGATGTAGCTAGTAAATTACAGCGTTTTATGAAGGAACAATTGAAGAATTTAAGTACAATTGTTACATCAGGAGGCGTTGACAATATGGAAGACTACAAGTATATCTTAGGTCAAATTCGTGTATACGAATTTTTATTACAGGAAATCTCTAACCTGCTTAACAAGAAGGAGCTAAATGCAGATGCAAAAGGAAATGTTATTAAACTCGACTGAAATACCTAAAAAGGTATTAGGTCTTGAAGAAAAATATAAAGAAGAAGATAAAAAAACTGTAAGAGCAGAAAATATTACTGACTCTTTAATTGACAGTTTACCACAACCATCTGGTTGGAGGATTTTAGTATTGCCATTTACACCTAAAGATAAA